CTTCGACAGGTGCGGTGATGGCGATTTTGAAAAATTTGACACATGGTTGCGTGCTAATTTCACAAAAGGCTCTTTTGACATCATTAGAACTATGCTTGAAAAGGCTGGATTTGATGAAGTGTTGATTTCTGCTTTTGATGGTCTGGCTACTGAGTGTGTATTTCCGATTTACGAATCTGACGGCCTCATTTATGAAGCATTTGGATCTAACCCTTCTGGGCATTCCTTGACTGTGATTATCAATGGATTATGCAATGCTCTCTATATGAGGTATGTGTACTATTCATTACACAAGGTGAGTGACTTGGGAAAGATTCCTTTGTTTCATGAAGTTGTGCGATTGATGACTTATGGTGATGATAATGAGTTCAATGTTGCACCTGAGGAGACTAAGTTCAATATGCAGTCAATTCACTCTGAGCTTGCTAAGATTGGAGTTGGGTATACAGATGCCAACAAAGAGAAGCCACAAACCCCCTTCAAGAAGCTCGACGATATTTCTTTTTTGAAGCGTTCTTTCCACAAACACCCCCAGCTGGGGGCTATAGTTGGAGCTTTAGAGAAGGAGTCCATTTTCAAATCTTTGTCTATGACACACAAACCTAAGAAAGGTCAACGTGAGTCTATGGCTGAGATATGTGCTTCCAATTTGAATGGAGCCTTACGGGAATTGTACTTTCATGGTGCAGATGAGTATTACAAGTATTTGCCTATCTTCATGGACATTGCTCGAGAAACGCGTGATCCAGAGGGCCATAAAGTCATTGACTACTTCAAGCCTTTTACAGAAGCGGACATTAAAGAGCAATTCGAGCGTACGTCGTGTACTTATGACAAAGCGTTCATTGCCTTGAGCTGTCAGGCAGGAGAAATCGAAGAACCAAACCCCAAGAGATTGCGTGTTTCCCCACGGTATTATACCGAGCTCGAGATTGAATTTGGAATTGCTCTTGTGAACAGAGTGTGGGATCCAGAAAATCACGTTCCAGAATGTTATCGTGGTGATTTGACTTCAGCGGCAATTGATTGCGTGCGGACTCGGAATGGATTGCCCTTGTGTCGAAGATGGTGTTTGTATGATTCATACTGGCTCAGTCCAGGAGACATCGATTATATACGATACACTAATATGACGCTCGGATACAATGCACGCAAGCCTACTTTTCAGTGTTTGCGTGACTGGTCCTACATTCTATTCCAGAACGATATTATCGCGGTCGATGA